AAAGGCATGGGCCGACACATCGCCATGTTCATCCTCTGGGCGGATGAATCTCAAACAGCACTGCGCCCTCTCAAGGAACGCTCCGATGGGTGAGATTGACGACTACGCGCGCCGCTTTGCAGCGGCTCGCGGCGAGATGATGGCGCTCATTGATGTTCGCGCGGGCTGGTCTCGCAAGGAACTTCTGGGCGAAATCCAGCGACTTGAGGACGCGCAGCATCAGCTACTTGGCCGCGTTGGTGAGCTGGTGATGCAGAACAACGAACTGGTCAGGAGGCTGCCGCTCGCTGAGCGGATGGAGATGCTCTTTCCGAACCGTTCTAAGGATGACACGCAATGACGGACATGATCGAGAGAGCGGTCGAAGCTTCTCACGCTGCCGGCGAGGCCTACCTCGCGACACTCCCCGCTCGGCTGGATCAGCGCCCGAATGGATGGAGGCGCACTCTCGCGCGCGTGCGAGCACGCGCCGCTATCAGTGTTGTGCGAGAGCCGTTGTTCGCCGCCGAGGATGCGCTAGAGGCGCTGCGCAGGTGCCATGGTCTCGACGTGACCGCGCTTTGTTACCCGGCGGTCAACTTGGTGCGAGATGCCTGCGACAGCATTAGGCGCGCCGACATCCTTGCGTCAACATCTCAGGGAGAGAGCAGTGCGGACAGGAACCAATCCAAATGAACGATGACCTTGGCGACCGGATGAAGGCTTACGAGGCGGTCGAAACCGATCGTACGTTTGATGCTGCCTTGCCGCTTGTTGTGCGATTGGACGGTCGCGCCTTCTCGACATTCACGCGCGGGATGCGCAAGCCGTTTGATGGCCGGTTCTCCGATGTGATGGAGGCGGTCACGGCGCACTTGGTTGAGAAGAACCATGCGCGGGTTGGCTACACGCAAAGCGACGAAATCACGCTGATCTTTGATCTAGAAAATGAAGATAGCCAGCCGATCTTCGGCGGGCGGCTGTTCAAGATCACGTCCGTCCTCGCTTCGATGGCCGCCGCCAAGTTCGCGCTGCACGCCAGTGCCGAGTGGCCGGAGCGAGTCGCGCGGATCGCCCCCTCTTTCGATTGCCGCGCGTTTAGCGTCCCGTCGCGCGTGGAGGCGGTCAACGTGCTGGTGTGGCGCGAACTAGATGCATCGCGCAATGCGGTCCAGGCCGTCGCGCAATCGCGTTTCTCGCCCAAGCAAATGCACGGCAAGTCCTGCGCCGAACTTATCTTGATGCTTGGCGACATCGGAATCGTCATGGAGGATTACCCTATCGCGCATCGACTTGGCCGATACCTTGGGCGCCGCACGGTTGAAATGGAGTTGGGCGCCGACGAACTCGCGCGCATCCCAGAACAACACCGGCCAACCGGCCCAGTGCTGCGCTCGCGCGTTGTGGATTTGGAGTTAGCGCCACTCGTCGCCAAGCCGGATCGGGTGGAGATCATCTTCTCCGACAACGACCTATCGAGGGCGCAGCCCGGACAGGATGAGACGCCGAAGTGAAACTCGCGCTGCACCCCCTTGATCTGGACGAGGCGAACGACATCGTTCGTCGGCTGCATCGGCATCATGTGCCGGTTGTGGGTCACAAGTTTAGCTTGGGCGCCGCGCGTGGCTCGATGATCTGCGGCGCCGTGATCGTCGGGCGTCCCGTCGCGCGAATGCGCGATGACGGTGAAACGCTGGAAGTGACACGGCTCGTGACGGACGGCTCCAAGAACGTCTGCTCGTTCCTCTATGGCGCCGCAGCTCGAGCTGCGTTCGCGCTCGGGTATCGCAGGATCGGCACATACACCCTCCCCGAAGAGGGCGGCGCGTCGCTGCGTGGCGCTGGCTGGAAACTCATTGGCGAGCGCGGCGGCGGATCATGGGATCGCGGCGAGCGCCCGCGCGTCGATAAACACCCGACGCAAGGCAAGCTGCTGTGGGAACGGTCATGAACAAACCCGCCATAAACCCGCCAAACCCGTCACTCGACTTTGACGAACTGGACCGGCTGCGTTGGAATCACGACGCCGCCCTCGAATGGCTCAACGCGCGCGAACCCTTGGACGACAAGTTCAAGGAAGCCTCGCGCGCACGTGGCGCACTAGCCATCTATCACAACGCGCTCAAGCGAGCGGCGCCGGAGCTTATCCGCCTCGCCCGTATCGGCGCATCAACTGAAATGCGCCCAAGCACGGAAGCGCGCGAAAGCGGATCAGCACAGGAAGGATGAGTGACGATGCACACGAAAGACAAGCTGGCGGCTGAGCTTCACAAGGCGGGCCTTGGCAACATGGCCGTACTCGCCGCGCAAGGCTACTATCACGACTTCCTATCCCCTCTCGCTACGCCGTGCATCCAGCTCGCTGAAGATTTGCACAAGGCCGGTACGCCGGCCGCTCTCGCGCTTCGTGATCGTCACTTGAACGGTGAGTTCGACGCTTCCCCAGAAGAAGGCGAAGAGTGGTTTCAACGCGAAGGCAAGCACTCCTTCATGTCTGACATTCTCGACCGCAAAAGAAAGAACCGCTGATGGGCTACGATCCGCAAACCGTCGCGCACGAGATCAAGTATCCTTGGCGCGCGCACTCTAAGAAGTGGTGTGATGCGCGGGGCGTCAAGCCGAACGACTTTCTGCGCACCTACCATTCAAGCTTCATCACGATCTGGCACGTTGACCCGGAGCGGCCGAACACGGGCAACCGCCGCGACGATAGCTGCGGCTGGTTTGATCGCACGCCGGGCGAGTACGCCGATGCGGTCGCTTATGTGCTCCGCGATCAAGGCTTCGTGCATGAGGTCAATCTTGCTCTGAGCCGTCGCGTCGTGACGAATGCCGTGTTCTACGAGGGCATCTCTGAGGAGCAATTGTCTTGGCCGCGCCTATCGGCGGCGGACTGCCTCGCTGTTGTTTGGCTGGTGGCGCAAGAACTCGAAACGCGCCGCTGGTGGAATGGGCAGAACGGCAAGTCCGGTGCGCACGGCGCACCTTGGTACGCAAAGCCTTTCATGCGCCAACGCTCGGTGATCGACTCCGTGTCGAGCCTCGCCCTGTGTTCGCACGACAATCTCTCCTCGGTGGAAACCCCAGAGCAATTGGTGCGCCTAGTCGCAGCCGCGCTCAACCGCCGCTTCAAGCCGTGGTGGCGCCATCCGCGCTGGCACGTCCACCATTGGAAGCTTCAGATTCACCCATGGCAGCAATTCAAGCGCTGGGCGTTCGCGCGATGCGCCGGATGCACGAAGGGCTTTCGCTGGGGTGAGAGCGTCTGGGGCTACGGCGACGCGCGCATCTTTCACGACACTTGCACCGAACACGGAGTGCAGACGCGTGGCGTCGGAATGGTCCCGAGCAAGGCGAATGACGGAGACGGCAATGGACAATGACGTTCCCGGTCAAAATGAGACCGTCCCTATTTCCGTGCAGGCGGCGGTTGCGCACGAGTGCGAATACCGCGCGCGTGAAGCACGCGAGGCGGTGCGCGATTGGCACGCCACGAGCGACCCAGTGAAGCGCGCTATCTTAGAAGACGCTGCGGCCACGCTTGAACGAGCATACGGCGTTCTTCAACCAGAACAGAGTTTAGGGGCGACGGCGGTAAACTCGCTAAACTCACTTCAACCAAGTCGGAACGCGCCTGAGTGAGGCGATGCGCGGTTTGGGTTCAGCGCGGAAATTGAGAGTTGCCAGTTTGTTCTTTTCTGCCTAACCTGATCTCAAGACGTTCAGCGCGAACGTCATCTTCCCCGCACGACGCCTAGCATGAGATGCGTGCGGCCTGAGATTTGGAGAGCTTAGTGAGCGCGCAACTCGCAGTAGTTAGGGCAGAAGCCCCGAACCCAGCCGAACAATCCGATACGCTCAATCCAACGGTGGGCGAAATCTTTGCGGCCTACATCGCCGCTCGCAGCAATCCGAACGCATACCGTAAGTGCAAAGCGCCGCGCGCGCTAACGATATGCCTGGCGGAACCGACAAAGCTTTGGGCTGACTGGCGCATCAACGACTTCAAGAAAGGCTCACGCCAGCGCGTTGAAGATGCCGTGCAAGAATGGCTTGAAGATTTGGAGCCGGCCACATGCCGCAAGCGTTGCACGATCATGCGCGCCGCGTTCCGTCATGCTTGGAAGTACGAGCTAATCGACAAGGCGCAAGAACCGTTTTTTGAATTGCCGCCAAGCGGCCCTCCCCGCGAGCGCGTCATCCATCCTGAAAAGGAATTGCCGCGTCTGCTGAACGAGCTGGACCGAGCGCCGAACCATCTCCGCTACGCTGGTTACATTCTTCTCGTGACGGGCCAGCGCGTCGGCGCTGTGCTCGCTCTTACGTGGGATCTTGTGGACTTTGAAAACCGCGTCATCCGGTTTCGAGATACCGAAGCGCCAGAGGAACGGAGCAAAAAGCGCCGCACCGATCAACCCATGGATGACTTTCTGTTCGCCCTGCTTACTGATGCAAAGGAGCGCGCGACTTCCAATTTCGTGATCGAATGGAACGGCCAAGGGTGCAAGACTTGCTACCCAGGACTAAAGCGCCTTTTGGTTCGCGCTGGCCTTGGAGATTGCCGCATCCATGACCTTAGGCGCTCAAGCGCTACGTTCGTTTATCACGGTTTAGGCGGCAATCTTACGGCCGCTGCGAATCACATTGGCGACTCCGAAAAAATGGCGGATGCCGTCTATGTGCAGCGCAACGCCGAAGTAAACCTCCCTGGCATCAAAGCCGTTTCCGCTGTGATCGCTAACGCGCGCAAAGCCGGATAAACAAAAGGGGCCGCTCCTTGCGAGGAAGCGGCCCAGTTTCTTTGAGGAGAAGACGACGGGGTATCTTCGCGCGCCACCCCGTAGGACGCTGGCAACAGTCTCACTGGGAAGAAAACGGGAAACCCAGTGAGTGTGCGAAGTCAGTTCACGCGAATCCCTAACGTGATTTGGTCGCCTTCAAACGTCACGTCGCCAAAATCTGTGGAAAGGTCGGCATTCAGCCGGCGAAATTGCGCTTCCCCAATGACGTGATCGTTGAAGCGATGGGCGGCGCCAACAGCGAAGTTATAGCCGTAGCCATCACCGTTGATGGTGTAGCCGAAAATGTCGGCTTCGGCATTTACGTAATCGGCGCCACCGCCAACATAAACGCTGGTCCGTTCGCTGATGTTGAAATCAAGAAAGGCGCTGGCGTGGAAGTCCATCGCATCACCGCTGATGACGGGGCCACCGTAGTTCAAATCGCCGGAGATCCGATTGGCGCCAACTTCGACTCTGAAAGGGCCGACCGCCTTACCGACAGCGACACCGTAGGTCATATCGTCAGAGAATGAGATGCCTTCAACGGCGGTGTTCGTCGCCTGCCCTACTCGCACAGCAGCGTAATCGACAACCGACGCATCAGCATTCGTAGCCAGCGCATTGATCCCTACCAACGCGGCAAGAGCCACGCCTACTTGAACAGAAGACTTCATATTTTCTAGCCCCGCTAAAAATGGAAATGCTGGGTTGCCTCAGGTACGGCCCAGCTCCATTTGCGCCGCCACAATCACCTTGGCTGTGGAGACCCATCGGCTTGTGGAGGTTGGAGCGCAAATCCCCAAGAAAGATTTAACGTTTCAAAGGCTACGCTAGCCGGAATGACTAGCTACGAGGCATACGAACCGCCTGCCCCCAATGAATGGGTTCGCCCTTCTGCGCGCGCCGTCTTGGCAACGCTGATCTTGATGGGCTTGGCGGGCTGGATATTTGGACCTGGAACGTTCGGCTTCAAACTCGGCATGTGCGCCGTAACCGCGATCATGGAAATCTGGGGCTTCAACGCTGCGGTTCAATGGGCGCGCGCGCTTACCAGGCACGGCGCTAGCGCTCCTCTTGTCTATTGGGGCTTTGTTGTATTGTCGTGCTCAGGATGGACCGTGTTCAGCCTGTATCACGCGCTGGGGCTGATCTCTGGCGACATGGGCGCAGCAGCAGCCCCGGCCTATGTCGCGTTCACCGCCCTTGCTGGCGTGCTTCCCTTCCATGAATGGGCCATCGAGCGCGTCGAGACGGCGCCTAAGAAAGCGATCAAGACGCCAAAGGCAGAACAGCCCGCCTCCGAAACTATCGAGTTGCCCGCTGCGCCTATGCCGAATCGTGGCGTCGCAAAGAGTGTCGCACGAGAGCTTATGCGACAGTCCCCGCGCAACGCCTCAAAGCGTCGCGGCGGCATGTCTGAGACGCGCACAAGTGAGCGTGGTCCGCCCTTGTCTGAACAAGAGTTGCGTCAAGCCGTCTTGGAACTGACGGAACAGGGCAAGGTGGTCTCGCTTCGCGGCGTCGCAAAACACCTAGACGTGCCGGTTTCGCGTGTGGAACGTTCGCCAGCTAAGGGCTTGCTCTACGCGGCTTAAGCCTCGTCTTCATCGTCCATGAGGCACGGCTCGGCCGCAAGCTCATGGGCTGCCTCGTGAAGCTGTCCAATCAGCATGTAGCGAAGGGTTGGGGCTTTGTCGGGAGTGATCGTCCAGGCGATGACTTCACCGTCTGTATCAATGCCCCGAACGACAAGCGCCGCAATCTTGTTAGCAGCCAGCATGTCGCGCAAATCGTCCGCCCACGAAACGACCTTGTTCACGCACTCAGCGTGGAAGTTAAGGGGGACGATTTCAGCGCTCACTGGTGGTCTCTGACAATCTGGTTGTGTCGGCCTACTAGTGTCACCGCGCCATCGGCACGGCGGGCTTCGCAGAGTTCGTAGGCCCGGTGCTGCCTATCCCTCGGCGCCCAAAAGAACCGTTCTCGTTGCTCCGGGTCTGGAAAAGTGCGGTAGAGTTCTTGGAGTTCCAAATCGGTGAGGACGGGCGGACGGTTCGGGCAGGGCGCGGCGAACTGTTCAATGCCCGATACCTCAACCGGCAGGGCTCCCGGCGTCGAGCAGGCGGCTATCGGCATCGCGCCAAGCGATAAGAAAATCCAAGTCAGACGTTTCACTGGGGATACTCTCTAGGGCTTCATTGCCTCGCTCTAGTTCAACCTCGATAGCACGCCGATCTTCACGAAAGCTTTCGCCTTCCTCAAATCCTGCAATCGTGGTTTCGTTGCGCGCATCAAGCGTTTGCTCGTTGCGTTGCGCGTCGCGGCGCACTTCGGCCTTGGACTTTCCCAGGCCGAAGTAATCTCCTAGCCACATAAGGCCCCAGATAATCACGAGCACGCAAATCACGCAGAGAATAGGGAGCCAGTTACGAAAGCACCAACCGAAGAATTGGCCGAAGTTTTTCAGCACTGTTCCTATGGTAGGAAAATCACGCTTTGGGTTTTCAGCGACCGGCGCCGCTGCAACATGGCCCGCGAGCTTCGCGGCCGGCGCTGGCCGGCGCCCAAACACACCAGCCAGCGCGCGCCCCACGATTGGCTTCAGCTTCGCCCAATATTGTGTATGAAGCGAGCTTGCGACCCAGCCAAAACCGAAGGCGATTAAAAGCAGCACCTAGACCACGTTCCAATCGAACATGTAGGCGATCAGCACGAGGCCAGCGACAACCGCCATGGATCCGAACAACATACCAACGGCCCGAACGATGGCCATTAGAGCGCTCCTTGATTTACAAGGCCGCCCTCAGGGGTTGGAGAGTTTGGCTGCGTGCGCCCGTTCTGGTGACGCTCTACAGCCTTTTCAACGCCGCGCGCGACGAAAGCCCCGAGGTAGAGACCAAACAGCGCGTTGACGGCCAGGTAGTAGCCATCCGGCAGCGGAAGTTGATTTGCAACCGCCTCGATATACGAGAACTTGAGCAGGGTGTAGAAGAACGGGACGCCACCCCAGCCGAAAATCGGACGCCAACCTGAGTTAGCCAATCGGCCGATAAGGTTGCGTGCGTAGTCTCTGAGAGCGAGCCAATCCATACACTCATGCTACGCCCACCGGACGCATGGGAGGGCTTACTGGCTACGCTCCCATAGCGCGATGCACTCGCTAACGCTAAGTCCACTCAGGTGGGCTGCATCTTCAAATGATCCGCCAGTGCGGAGGATTGCGAGCGCATCAGCTTCACTTCTGGTGTTGGTCATCTAACCAACATAAGCCAAAAACATCAAATCCGATAGGTGATTTGGAATGCCAAATTCACGGCGCCCCCAGTTGGCATATCTGCCGTTTGCTTTTGTTACGCCAGTAAATCGTCCAGAGCCAAACGGAAGAATGCCACTTGCTGTAGCCTGCGCTACGGGAAGCCCTGTAACCTGAAGATTCCCACTTGCCGTCGCCGGCGCGTATAGGATTTTTCGGAGCTTCAACGGTTGCGACCTGGGGCGACGGCGTAAGAACGCACCCACGCAACGGAGATTCCTCGGTCTCGCTGGCTTCTGATCCGGCCTTGGTTGCGCAGACAATTACGCCCGCACGAAGCTCAACGATTTGACCAACGGGCGGGAGCGGATCACGCCGCGCAAACACAGCAGGAAGCATCGCCGCAGCGAACAGGCCGATAACGGCGATACCGAATATGGCTGGGCGCAATGTCACAGCCGCAGCTTTAGCGTAAGTCCGGCCTAGATGAAATATCTCATCGAGAATTGAACCACCACCGTGCCGCCCGTTGGCGTGTCGCCATGCGCGACGAGCGCCGTTGCAACGCCGCTGCCGGATGCGGCAATGTTCACAATGCTCGTGCCCTGGACGATAACCGGGCTGAAATCGGTGTAACCGGCCTTCGTGATGCCGCCAAAGCGGCCCGCGCCGAAGAAGAGGCGCCCAGAGGAGGTTACAGCCGCAACGGGTAGCCCCGTGATGCGCAGATTTCCGCTGGCCGTCGTGTGCGTAAATGCTGACGTGGTGAGCACGCAGTTCAGCTCAATGAAGCCGTTTCCCGGCTGGCCAACTTGGACGTAATCACCGAGCTGGACCGAATACGAGACCGCGACATCGCCGGGAGTGACAAACGTGAGCACCGGCGTCCAAGTGCCCGTCTTGATAAACGGCGTCGTCGTTGCTGCCGCTGTCGCCGCTGACAAGCGCGCCAGCGTGCCAGCGGGGTCAAAGATGCGAACGCTGACGTAAGAAGACGCGACCGCAAAGCTTGCAAGATCATCGGCCTCAAACCCGTCGAACACGACAGGCCCAATCAGATTCCACTCAGGATCGCTATCGGTCAGCGCATCCGGCGTTTGTGAGAACTCCAAGATATAAGTCGGAGGCGTTCCCCCGATGGCGATGTTTGTATAGCTGCAGCCAAAGACGCGCTTGGTCATCGACTTGATCAGCGGTTGTTGTGGGTTGGTCCCGCCGCCAATGAACGCGCCGCCGATATTGTGGCCGCGAATATAGCCCGTCGAGTTAGTGGACATATCCGGCAGCTTGTCGCCGAAATATGTCCCACTCAGTTCATCCGCATAGACGATGCGGAAGTCTGAGCTGTCGATGTTCTCGTTGCCGAACTTGTTGCTCGCGCCGATATAAAGCCCGGTGCCCGCGTTCGTGCCATCGGCATCAGGCACGATATGGACCGCAACGCGGCCAGATCCGCCGTCGTATTGAACGAAGTCGTTGAAGTCGAGATAGGCATTGTTGCCGCCATCACCGAGCTTGATCGCAACCTTATTCTTACGGAACGTGTTGTGCTTGATGAGGTTGGAATCGGTCAGACCTTTGAGCGCAATGCCAACGCAGGTCGTGTCATCGCCGCCCCAGAAGATACAGTTTTCAATCTGCCAGTGCGGGTTGTCGCTCGAATTGTTCGAGATGCATGGCCCAGTATAGCCGTAGAAATAGCAGTCTCTCACCGTGAAGGTGAGCTGCACCATCGAGCTTGTGTAGGTGCTGCGCACAGCGCCCGCGCCGTCCACAATGCGCAGGCCGCTCATATGGAATGAGCCCCAAAGCGCGCTGTCGTCTACGAGGTATTTGCCTGCGCCGAGGACGATAATGGACTGCGAAACGCCGTCGCCGACGATGTGTATCTGAGCGCCGGTTAGCCCTGCGCCATCATAAAAGAACGTGTATCCGCCAGGAACGTAAAGCGCACGCGATTGCGAGATTGCATCTGCTAAAGCGAGGACAAATGCAGGACGATCATTCGTAACGCCATCTCCAACGGCTCCATAGATAGGGTCCATAAGATTGATCGCGCCAGTAACGCCAAACTTTTGCCTAGCGGATGCTGTAGTCGCAGCCTGAACCACTGGCGCCATAGCAGAGGAGAGGGCGCCAGCTTCTTCAACTTGCTTCCAGACGCCAGAGGCAAGGCGAAACGTAGCGCTAGGGCGAGCCGTTGAAAGCGTAATATCGCCCGCGATAATTGGATCGATAGTGGCGTTATCGGTAATCGAAATGTCAGAAGCGCCGCGATAGACCGTGATCGTCTGGCCTTCAACGCCATCGTCAAAGTTGGTGATCGCCGTAGTGCCTGCTGTGATGAACTTGGAGTTATTCAAGACCGAAGGGGTGGCGTCGCCTGATGTGAACGTAGAGGCTACATCGCCAAGGTTGATCGCATTTGAAAGATCGCCAAGCCACTTGCTCAGCGTCTTGCGAACACCCCCCGTAGATGCGCGCACCAGCTCAGAGCCGATGCCATCGAGGAGGACGCCTTTACGGTGTGAAAGCATGGTTAGATTTTAGGCTAACCAAGCCAGGGGAGGGGTTATGGGACTTCTCCGCCGCCACCGGTATCAGGGGGCGGATTGGCGGGCACATACTGGATTGCGAACGTGAAAGTATCCAGCGTTGCGGACCCGTCGCTTTCGTTCGTTACCGTGACCGTTCCCGTGTCGTAATTGCCGATGCCATCGTTAAACGTGGTCATCCAGAAATAGAGCGTGTCGTTGACGGATGCGTTGACAAAAGCAGGGGAGGCGGTTGGAGAACTTACAGCCGTTCCGTTCTTAATCCATACCCCAGTGGCCGGCGTTCCTGATGTGCTTGTCCATGCCGCTTTAAGCTGGATGACGTTATCTATGCCAGTGATTGTCTGGGCAGGATTATAGCCGACGCCTTTCTTGACGCCGCCGACATTTGTAATCGCAGCCCAGTTCACTGCGTCAGGAGTGAAATCGCTTCCTCCGCCAGCGCCTAACCCACTCGATTGGATGACAACAACAGAACCCATTAGCTGCGGTTTCTGCGATAGCCGCGAAGGAGTACCTTTAATCCCGCAGCAGAAGTTCCGTCAGCGACGATATCTATAGTTATTTGCCCATCATCGGTGAGCGCAGTGGTGCTTAGAACCGCTGGTGTGCCCGCCGTCGTTGACGTGAGTTCGTTTTCATCAATTGTGAGTTCGGTAGAGAAGATAGTCGTTCCGTTCAAATTGATGTCAACTTGAACAACACCGGACGATGAAGCTGTCGTGAGCGAACCGCGCGGGATCGCGTCTAAAGTCATCGCAAACGGCATACGGAACGTGATCTTCGCAGTGCCTGCCGCAAGTGCTGTGCTTTCGTCGCCCACGGCAACAAGAATTTCAGCGGGCTCCAGCAATGGCTTTCCATCGCCACACCAATAAGCCACCATACGGGTAACGCCGCCACCTTCGCCAACAACAAGGCAAGCGTCGCCAGCAACGGTTGTGATGTTGGCGGAGCCGGGGAGAATGAGGTTAGACGAGTGCGTAAGCGTCACTGCCGCGTCAAACACAAGCAACCGCCAGCCAGCCGTTAGCGTCATCGCGCTAATGCCAGTTGTGCCGCTTACGTGGAGCCAGACGCCGGTGGCCGTGTTCAAATTGATGGTTGAGGCTGACGCGATAGACGCGCCCTCGTTGAAATTGATTGGCCCCGTTGTGGTTGCGCCAGCCAATGGCACATAGGCCGCCAATGCCGTCGCAATCGACGTGTCAGCCGTCTGCACCGGATTATCCGTGCGCCACGTAGATCCATCTGATAGTTTGATGATGCGCTTGTAGGAGAGGGCAGGATCAAGCCAATGGATAGGAAACCGGCCTTCGGAATCCGAAGCGTTGCCGCCGCTCAACGTCCCGCCTAGCGAGGTCATCAGCGTTGAATCTGAATAGACCGCCTGAGCTGCCCCGCCAGTCGTTTGATACTCAATCGTCGCCCCAACCTGAGGCCCGGTTGAAGTGATAACCTGAATGAATTGTGGGCCTGCTGGGGATGCCATGATCGTATCCTAAGGGGAGGGGCTTAAGTGGGGGTTAGGAAACGACCGCTCTATCTTGCACGCGGCGCCAGTTCACGGAATCACTAAACGCAACCGTCGCGCCGCCTGTCTCGTTGGTGACGTAGATCAGGCATCTGGCGTTGTTCGCAGCACTAGGAAGCGTCGCCACCGTGTAGTCAGGCAAAGGCCCAAACGCTTCTCCACGCTCGCCGCCAGTGCGCTTGATAAGGTCATTGAGACGCGTGAATGCGTCCCGCACCATTTGGAAAGTCCCGCGATCCAGAAACGGCTTGCGCGGGTCAAAATCGGTGATTGGGATGGTGGTCATGTTTGACCAATCCTATCTTGAAGCGCCTCGCGAAGGGTAAGGCCGCCGACTGGCGCGGCCACAGCCAAGCCAGCCAGTATGTCACGCCTATTTGAGCGAGACGGATCAAAGGCTGCGAAGCGGGAACGGATGTTGGCGGGGTCGAGCATGAGGATTTGTGTTTGCTCGCCACCAAGATCAAGCATGTCGCGGACCTCAATGGAGTCGTATCCGCGCGCAAGAGCCTCTTTGTTAAGCCGCACTCGTGGCGTGTTTACCGGAAGTTCAAGCGCTTGGGCTAAGTTATCGCTCAGCCATCCGTGATCGCCATTTGGGCCGCGATCAGAAATCACCAGCGGGTTCTGCCTTCTAATCATAACCGGCAAGACGTTTGGATTCGCATTATTCATCCCAGGCCAACGGCTTTGCGCAGCGTTCGCATAAATGTCGGCAATGGACGGATCATCCGTGAGATATACGGGGCCGCCACGACGCCCAGGGCGCAGACTTTCCAAGTCACTTGCCGTCCCATGATACAGTGGTGCCTCCGTATCAAAACCCATCTCTCTAGCTCGCGCCATCCTTGACGCTTCGTCCATAGGTAAGCCGCGCAATTCAGCACGGGCAAATGAACGGCTTTCACCGCGAGCAAGGCGCTCCATCAGCGCACGTCGGAGGGCGGCGAAACTCATTCTCGCTCCATTCTCTCACGCAAAGCGCGTTGGAGAGCGTTGCGATCACTTCCTGCGTTAGGACCAGTGCGGCTTGGGTTTAACCACTCCCTGAGATTCATACGGCCAGGAACGTCTAGTTGGTCAACCTCAATCTCGCCATCGCGATTAAACCTGATGTTGCCGTCACCCTTCGGTCTAGGTGCATCGGATTGCCACGGATCTATTAATTCCCCGCGACGCGCTAGTTGGGTCCTCATAGAGCCATGAATGGCTACGTTAGCGTCAGCAACGTAAATGCTTCCGTCGCTCCCTGTAACGAAGCGCAAAGATTGCTCCGGTCGCTCCACGCCGCTGTTCTTCGTTTCTCGAAGAAGCCTCATAATGTCGCGCTCTGTCGGATTGCGAATAACAACAACAGGGTCGGTCGAAAATTCTCCATCCACATCAAAGATGCGGCGCGGAGCACGTCCCGCCTGCACTGGTCCTCCGTCAGGACCGCCACGACCGTCGCCTGAATTGCCGCCGTCGCCGGGATGGTTCTTAATGCGCTCCCAAACCTGCTCTTGAATGGCCTGAGATGCGCGTGTGCGCTCACGCGCTACAGCGGGGCCGGGGTAGCGCGTGCGCCACTGATACACCAACTCTTGCGCGATGCCTTGGCGACGGTGAGCCCGGTCAACGACTAGTGTGTCACCGAAATTGTAGGATGCGATTACGTTTTCGCCATCATAGACGGCGGCACCGTCCTCGCTCATGCGGACTTCATAGCGGCCCATGAAGGGCTGGGCGGGCTGATCTCGAACCGTAGTCAGCGCCTTTGGCTTTAGGTCCGCCGCATTACGATTTGTCGTAATGCGCGGATCGCCAAGGAACTCCTCGCGCGACATGCCTTCAAACGCCGGGTGCATCGGCTCAGGTGTAGCACGTCCTGCCTGAGATGGTCCCGCGTCGGGTCCGGTGCGGATTGCGCTTGGCATTGGCGGCGCCATATCATCCGCGCCAGATAGCATCGCGCCTTCCGCCATTGGATCGTCAAGCCGTGAAGCTATAGGCTCATACGCCGTGACGGGCGCACGTTCTGGCATAGCGCTCGCCAAGACTTCACGCAGCGCTGGCGCTCTTGTGCTGCGCGCGCCTTGACCAGCCAGCCTTGCTGCCAACAATTCAATGATCCCGCGCCCGCTCATGTCGGCAACTCGTTGACCCAAATTCCGGTCAAAGCATAACCGATAGGATCAGTGATGCGGATTTTAACAAGGAAGCCGTCTGCTGCGTTGGCGATGCCTAAGCGGTGCAGGGTAGGGCGGACATTGTATTTGCCAGCCGCACCAAGTGAGACTTCGCGCTCCACGCCGATTTGTTGAAGGCTATCAAGTGAACCACCATCACGGTAGAATGTCACGTAAGCCTTAGGCGCAGAGCCTTGGCCCGTTAGAGGCTGGCCAAACGCCTTAATGTCCAATGTGATGTTGGAGATGGGCATTTTTTCCGCAAGCGGCACATGCACCATGGCAACGCGCTCAATCGAGGTTCCGGCATCGCTATAAACGTTGGCGTCCCACGTATAAACGCTGTCGCTTTGATCGGAAGCAACGACATGATAGCCGTTGAAGCGTGCGTAGTGAACTAGGTCGAAGTTTGAGCCTAGCGCCGTGCGCTGGTGAAACTTTCGCGTCAAAGCATCGAATGCATAAGCCGTGCGGTCGGGGAGGCGGGCAATCAGCGTTGAGTGCGAGCCGTTCAAATAGGAAAAGCACTGCACCGTGGCAATGTCGGTTTCAGAGAAGCTTTCAAGCGCCGTTTCTAGCGCACGATTGACCACACGCTGAGGAACGTAGCCGTTTAACTCATAAAGCACGCGATCATCGCCAACGAACATGGCATAACTATCCATGCGCGCCCATGCGTCACGGCCAACGATACCGCGATTGATGATAATGGAGCCTAGAACGTCGAAGGCTTCGGAATCGACGCCGCCAACCGCGCGCCATGGTTGCGTTGTAGCTGCGCCAAAGTGAAAGAGATCGCCGCCGATTTCCGCTTGCGCGCGGATTTCATCGGGATAGCGAGCTGACGCTGCAAAGCCAGTCGCCGGCCAAGCTGTAGCATCGCCAACAGCGCTCCAATCGAAAGTGTCGGAACCCTGTTCGCTTGTGACGATGCGATCAGCAAGCGAGCTGAGCGTATAAGCATTAGCCGGAAAATCTGGGTCTGTGATTTGGGTAAGCGTCGTTCCGTCCCATTGATAGAGGTTGCCAGAGCCAAGCAGAATAAGGTTAGCTCCGAGCGCATCCATGAGAACGCGGCCAGAGCCAAGGATTGTCCCGCACGCTGTTGCGGCCCAGCTTGTGCTGATTGAATAAAGCGTGGAGCCCGCAACAACGAACAGCAGTCCGCCTTGCACGCCTGGGCGAGAGAATGCGCCTCTGATATTCTGCCCCGAAGATGGGACAACGCGCGAGGTCATGCCGGGCGTCGGCACAATGACATACGCGCTGCGCTTACCAGAACCTTCGGCTTGCGGTTCGATATAGCAGTTTTTCAGAACAAGCGGTGTCAGCCCTTTCGCAGAGCGATCATCCGTGTTTGGTGCGATAGGGAAGAACGCCATTAGGCTTCTCCCGTCATGCGTCCACGCAAGGCTTCGCGAAGGGTGACGGCGCCAACTGGAATGCCAATCGCTGCACCTGCAAGCAAGTCCGACGAGTTCGCTTGTGCTGGATCGAATTGCGCGAAGATAGAGCGAACGTCACGCCCATCAGCTACGCCGCCTTCCGCCCCAACAGTGGGCTGAAACTTACCACGGCGCACGAACAACGGCATGACGTTTCCGCCGTTCGGCTCCTCGTAAATGCCCGCGTGTTCGCTTGCTCGCTCTGGCGTCCGGTTTATGTAGTAGCGGCGTCCATACGTGCCTTGGGTTGGAATGGCTTGAGTTTCATCACCACGCGAACCGCGATAGAATGTGCGGCTCGTGTCAAAGTCCATCGCTTCGGCGCGAGCGAGTTGCGCTTCACGCGGAGACATCTCGCCAAAGCTTGGCCATGCATCTGGCGTTTCATGTGAAACAAGCGGCGCTTCATTTGCGCCGGAATACGCGCCGCTATAATTGCCAGTGCGGCGGCGTCCGCTGGGGATACGCCCGCCTGTTTTGCGTGTGTCTAGATAGCGGCCAATGTCGTAATTTCGTTCATCGCGACCCGTTGAAAGGAGAAACGCGATACGCTCGTGCAAGGACGGTTTGCCAGCACGCAGCAAGCCGCCACCGGTTTCAGCACCGGCCATGCGCTGCGACAGAGCGCGGCGCAGAAGCTCGCCCATAGCGCCCATTAGTAATACGCCTGATCGTCAGTCACGCCGCCGCCTTGCACGCCGCCGGCCGACGCATCCTTGCCAGAACCAATAGCACGGCTCGCGCGGTCACGCTCCATTTGCTGAAGGCGACGCAGAAGCTCGCGCAAGAATGCTTCATCCTCTGGCGAATCCCCGTCCACGCGGCGGAGGAGGGCAGAGCCAAGTGCATCGTTTTCACGCTCCACGGCGCGGCCACGAATAGCCTGATATGTGGGCTTTAGAATGCTGCCGGTGATGCTTTGCGGATTTACGCCGCCACCCTCAACAATAGAGGAGATGATGCGATCCGCCCCACGAAAGCCTCTGCGGGCGGTTTGAGATCCACGGGTCCAACTACCCGCACGGCGCAACATTTCAGCTCGTTGAATGGCGCGGTCTAGGAATGCGTTGATGGCGGTTTGATCTTCGCCGCCGAACACAGCGCGCAAGCGGTTCTGCAAACCTACGCGGTCCAGCACTTCGCCAGCATTGCGCGCCTTATCGCTCGATGCACTGATGTAATCATCAATGCGGCGCATGATTTCATTGGCAACGCCAACACGATACGCTTCTTGCTCAAATGCAGTGACGGGACGGCGGCGACCGGTATTGGTGACTGTCTCCCGCATGAAGCGGGCGATTTCATCAGGCTCCATCTTCAAGATGTGAGCGCCGATTGTCGAATTGCCGTCTTTGTCGAGACGCAAGGCGCGCTCTGCATCGAACACGCTGCCACGAGTGGCGCGAACATCACCGTAGCCAGGAAGCGCATCATCCATGGCGCTGAGGTAAGAGCCACGGAAGTCATCAAGCATGCTTTGGCGATCACGGCCAGCAGGGGATAGAGAGCGCCTGTCCATCGCCGCGTCAAGGTGATCGTCAATGCTTGTTTTGAGCGCGTGCAGTTGACGCCCACTGATGTCATCGGCCAACGTGAACCCGTTAGGCGTTTGCACGACTGACGGCGGCTCAACAACTTCACCACGCAATTGCGCCAAACGCGCGCGACCTTGCTCTACAGCGAACCGTTCAGCAAGAACGGGCTGCATTTCTGGTGTTTCAAGAAGTGGCGCAATGCGCGTGCGAACAACGTTTTGATTTGGCGCTCTGGCCAAAACATTCTCGTATCCATCACTCGCATTTGCGGCAGCAAGGCGCAGATCATCAATCATCTGGCCCGGCGTGCGCTGAACGCCAAGCATGCCGCTTAGTTCTTCGCGGATTTGGCCCGGCATTGAGCCTGCCAGTTCCGCAGCACGCTCTTGTGCTCGGGTAAACGATTGGCCCGGCATATTGGCAATCGTATCCATTTGGTTGGAGAGTTCAGGCCCCATGTCAGCCAGGCGGCGATCAAGAGGGTTCGCACGCGCGTTATCGATACCTTCAACCAAATTCGAGACGGTTCTATTTTCGCGACCAATAGCGCGATCAATCTCCCGAACGGTCGAGTTCTCGATATTGGGACGGCCCGCACCGCCAGCCGCAGCAGCTTCATCCACAACTGGCGGGAGACCAATACTCATGCCGGTTTGATTGCCAAAGGCTGCACGAGGATTGCGCCACGCACGCAGCAGAGGGCCGCCCACCGCGCGCCCAGACGCCATCAGGAAGGGTTTAGCGCCCACACCGATACCAGCGCCCCAAAGAGCGCTCTCGCCAGCGTCTTGGCCCGTTACAAGCGATGAAGCCGCGCCGATGCCAGCACCAAGGCCACCGCGAACGACTGCGTTGCCTGTTGCAGCGGCGAGCCCTTCGCCCGCGCGGCCACGCGTTAGACCTTGGAACGCAAATGGTGTAATCGCGCCGAAAGCAGCGCCAATCCCTGCGCCTTGTAGCGCGCTATCAAGACGGTTTCCTTCATTGCCGGAACCAGCGCCATAAGCTGCGCCGAACATAGCACCTTGACGAAGCCCTTGCACGCCTTGCGCGATCACTGCACCTGGGCCGCGTCCAGCCGCCGCCGACATAAGTTGACGGCCATAGGGCAAAGCTTCGCCAGTAATGACACGGCCAACCGTTGGCATGACGCCGCGCGCAGTCGTTGCCCCAACCCGCGCGGCATTAGCCCCGCCGACGCCAGGAATGGCCATCATCGGGATAGTGCCAGCAACAGCGCCAGCCAGCGTTGAAATAGGATGGAGCGCGCGTGCATCCTCTAAGCGTTGGCGTGCAGCGTTCACACGCTCGCGATAGGCGAGGGCGTAATCTCCGCCGCCTAAAACAGCGCCAACGCCCGCACCAATACCAGCCAGTTCATCGCCAAAACCAAGCGATGCGGAATCAGCCGCCGCGTAGCCAAAGGCTTGTGCTCGCGTAGGCGAGTTATCTGAATTGATAAGGTCGTCAAAAGGGCTCGCATAAGTTGGCTGCGGAGCCTCTTGCTCTATCAGATCGTCAAATGCGCCCATATCAATACAATGGCCTCCGGGCGCCGCCGCGCCCTTCAACCACTGAAGGCGCAGTTCTCCGCTGCTCTACCAGTTGGCGCGCTTCTTCTGGCGAAAGACCAAAGGATTGTTGCAAATCCTCGATTGTCGCCTCGCCATTGCGCACGCGCTGGATAGCGGTTTGACGATTTGCAGGAGACAACGACCAAAACGATGTCGGGGCGCGAGATGGCGGCGCATCGGTAGTTGGCGCGTCAGGCGCCGGCGCCGTCTCTTGATAAAATTCCGGCATTTGCGCCGACCACGGCTGATAAGTTTGACGCAAACCGTCAGCGCCCGCATCCAAGAACTGATCGAACGGCTCTAGACGACGAATTGCGCCTTCGCGCCCGCCTTGCTGGACGAGTTGACGGATATTTCCAGGCTCGCCAAGAATATCGTTGAGGATATTGAAGTCAGCGCCAACGAGAGCACCCAAATCGAGTGCTGCGGGGCTCTTAGCTTGGATTGCAAGCAATCTGTGAGCCGACTGAAGGGCCGCAGCATCCGGCCCAACACCAGCAAGTGCCTGCGGAGAAGCATTGCGCAGCATCTCTAGGAACGCATCATAGCTTGTGCGCAAGCGTGTTGCAGCCGCCATGGATGAGCGAGCCGTTGCGAGCGCAGCAGGGGGCAGGGGGCGTTGATTATCCGGCGCAGAATTGCGCGCTTGGATCTCCAAGCCACGGCGTTGCAGCGCCATTTGCTGGCCAAAGCGATCATCTTCCACTGCGTAGCGCTCTTGGCGCTCGCGGCCCGCGAGAATATCTGCCGCACCCATCGAGCTTTGCGCTGCGCTCGTTAAAGCAGCGTCTGATAGGTCCGTTGCGTCATCATCGATCAGCGCTTGAATGTGCGGATCGTTTTGATATGGCGAATTGGCTACAGCCGCACGCGCACGCTCTAGACGTTGCTCTTGCGGAAGCCCTAAGAGGCTAGCGGCAGTGGTTCCAAGGAACTGCGCACGTTGCGCTTGGTTTTCTCGGTCCTGCTGCGTCAGTGTATTGGCGTACTGCGTGAACTGAGCCCATTGTTCAGTATCGCCAACACCGAGAGCCGCATTCGCGCCAGCTTCAGCGCGTTGTTGCGGCGTGACATTGGGATCAAGGTTCGTCATCGCACCGGAAATAGCCGTGCGGTTCGTGCGGTTGCGGCGCGCTTCGGCCAACGTGCTATAAGCGCCAGCCTCGTTAACAAGGCCAGCCGCCATCAGCGCGTTTTCCGCTCCCTCTGGATTGCCAGAGGTGTAGGCTTGACCGGCTTCTTCAAGCGCATTCTGGCGACGGCGTTGCTCGCCTTCCTCGCGACCAGCTTGATTGCCCGCGATGAACGAGTTGAAAATCTGACCCATTAGCCACCGCCTGAAATAATGCGCGGCGATGAGTTATTGTTCGTGTTGAAATACGTTTGACCGCCACGCAGATAATTGCCTGAAACGTACCCTGCGAGCCCCGCAATATCCGATGCAGCATTGCCCCACGCTTGCGCGCCTTGCATGCCGTATTGGCCTTGAAGCGCAGACGATTGCGCAAGCGCATTGGAGGCATTGTTCGCGAACGTCTGGCCACCGGACGCGCGGCCAGAATCAGCTTGAAAGCCAGTACCCGCAACACCCGCAAGCGAGTTCAGATAGTTCTGCGTAGCGTTGCCGCGATAGCCTTGCTGAATGTCGGAGGCTGCACGAAGCGCCTTGCCGGAATTGATGCTGCCACCACGCCCCATAGCTGCATTGGTTGACTGCAGCGCATTCATCGCTTGGCCGGTTGCGTATTGTGCATCCTGCCAGAACGGGGAATTATTAAAGCCTGCATCGTAGTCAGAACGCGCAGCGCCAATCGTGTCACCCGTACCTGTGGGGGCAACACCGATAGCTGCGTTATACATGCGGCGCGCGGAGTTACCCTCAGTAGAGTAGGGCGTCAGGATCCGATCTGCGTTATTGTAGGCTTCGCGCTGCAGCGCGATCTGCTCGCTTGCCGTTTGCGCGGCCTGCTGGCTTGCCTTCTTCGCAGCGGAAGATTGCTTATTGGCCGAATAGATCGAGGCGCCGGCCGTGACTGCCGTGGCGATTAGTGCAACTGGCATAGGCCGCTCCGATCCATTTCTGACTGAGTGATTTTATCACTCCCCCAGCCCTTGGAGGCTTTGAAAAAGGCGTCGCGCGTCATCTCAAGTTCGTGGATGATTTGCTCTTTGCCGCTCAAAATCCCGCCATCGTCAAAGCGGTCACGGAGCTGTTCAAAGCCGGTCGCGAGCGCTAGTCTAAGCGCGCCGCTATTGTCTTCTGGAACGTCCGTGATGAGCACAGAAGCATGAGCTTCCTTGAACATATAACGCGCCGCTTGACGGGCAGCGTTGACGGCTCTCTCGCCCCGGCCAGATGGGAGAAACTGCGTGTGAACTTCATAGATGCCGGGGCCAAGCTTCACGAAGACAAAGCCGCCATACTCATTCACCAGAGCGATATTCTCAAAGTTCGCTACCAGCGCATCCATCGAGATAGGGGAGGCGCGATCCTGCCCCAACCACGGCCTTACATCGGCATGGTTCACGACCTGATTTAGAAAGGCCGGATCGAAGGTGCGGCGGAGGGTCATCAGTAAGGCGATTGCCCCATCAGAATTTCCATGACTTGCCGGCCAAGCTGCGGGTCTTGCTGGCCGACCTGACGGACCATCGCCTCAACCGTTCCTTCCGGCTGGCCTTGCGACATTTCACGGATTTGACGAGCAATATCCTCTGCACTTTGAGGGCCGCCCATCGGGCCACTACTCGCTTCCGCAAACCGCGCCGCATCATCCACATGAGACGCTTCACGCGCAGCAGCGCGGCCAATGCCTCGCTCTGACGCGGCTTCCGCGAGAGCTTGACGGAGACCACGAGCGCCAGCAAAACCAACACTACCGGCGCCAAGGCCAGCACCAATCGCTGCGCCAGTGCCAATGCCACGCATCAAGCGATTGCCGTACTGGTCTAATGTTTCGCCGCTATCCTCATCCGGCATGTTAGCCAAGAGCCCGCCAGCAGCGCCAAGACTTGCGCCACCAACCGAAGCGCCAACCGTGTTATTCAGCGCAGCCGGAATAGAGCGGCGAAGGCTTGCGCTCCCGCTCATATCAGCCATCTCTGCCAAAGCTCGGCGCAACGCGCTCATCGGAATAGCCATCTCAAAACTCCTAACTCAATCTCGCGCACGCTCGTAAAGCGCGCCTTAATATCCACCAACACGAATACGAATGTCGCCGCGTCTGTCGGCGGTCATCGCCATATCGTAAAGCTTCACTGCGCGGTCTCTCACGCGATCAACATTAGGCCCGCTCAATCGGTAATCGTCAGCCAAGCGAGAGGCGAGATTGACCATAACGGTTTCCAGCCATTCTTGCGGAACATCGATGTCTTCTGAGGGCTGGGTGACGCTTTCCCAAACGCGCTCATACGAATACGGGCAAGTATAGGTTCCACTTGTAAATGAAGGGATCGGCCACACCTTCACTGTCGTTGATGCGCGCTGGCGATCAATTACATACCGGAGCGGATTGCCGGTTCGCGTTTTCATCGGAAAGCGATCCCAGTCTTGGCGATCCCATTCCGTCATTGGGTATTTTTCCACGCCATCAATCGCAAAGCGCATATTCATCAATGAGCGTGGGCGAGGGGAGAGCGTGTAAGTTTGAGTGCCTGACACAAGCGGAATTGCGGTCGCTTCAGTCATCGTCCAGAGGTTTGGCCCCTGTTGAGACCACGACAACATCATAAGATTCAATTCACGCTGCGCTTCAGTGTACTGATTGCCGCTCGCGCTTTCGCCTTCACCAAGCACAGTGATCTTCTGCAACGCAGCATCAATGAGTTGCTGGGCCGTCAGATTGAAAGTGATGACCCCGCTGGTGCTCATAAGTCGTTCGGATCCACAGGGTTATCGGTATCGATGAAGTTTGGATTTTCCGCGTCGCCATCAAAACGCGCGTTAGGCACAGGCATTGCCTCTAACGGATTGATGTAAGGCGGATCCAACCAATGCGGACGAGGATCGAAGCAGTCAGAGCATACGAAAAGCCCCGTCCACTCCACGCGTAGATTGAGATGGCGGCGCTTGAACGAACACCTGTCGCAGATCGCCCACGCGCCGCCACTCATTGGATTTAGCCTCTTATCGTTCCATGGCCGCGAGGATGTAGTCCACAGTCATCGTTTTCGCGACGGCTTCACCGTTCTGAATGCCAAAGCTGATAGTCACGTCCTCATCGTTCGGCATGTTCGCGGTCGTGGTGATCTTACCTGCCGGCACATCGTTGACGTAAACTTGGAAGGTCG